CGGGTAGTCCGGTCGCTTTTCAACGCCATCCTCGGCCACAGAGGAATATTTTATTAATCTACATTTAATATGTATTTATAACCTTTGGAAGCTTTATTTTCTGACGCGTTCCTCACGTCACTAACCACATTTAATTGGTATGTAGTTAAACCAGGGGGAGCTAATATTTATAGATGAGTCCCCTTCCATCTATGTAAATCTAAACGGGAGCAGATGCCTCGTAATACAAACGAGGTAAACCCGTGAAGAAATACAATTGGAAATCTTCTCCAGCAGATACATGAATATCCATACTAGATGACGTAGCACCATCTATACTGATAAAGTAGTCAAAACCCTCATTCCAATTTGCTGTATTTGTCAGATCTTCTTCTTTGCCAGGAGTAAATCTATATGGGGAATAATAAGGACATTCGAACTCAATATTAGGATTCAACCATCCACTTTGAAAAATTTGTCCTTTCATACCCGTAAACACCTGATCACTATTGGGAAATGTAGAAACGTTATAGGAAGGAATAACACTTTTTGCCACCTGTTTAGAACTTAAATAATTAGGAGGGGTAGTAATACCTTGCCTATAAGCTGCTTCACCAATAGGATGACGCTGTACATACATAATGAGTCTATCTGACATCTGCATGGGACCTTTTAATAAAAATTTATACCTAATGGATCCTCTCCATCCACTAAAAGCCCATGTACACCAATGCAACAAAATAGTATTACAATAGTTGTATGGTGCTAGCGCATCAGTTTGATCCACAGCACCGGCAACATTTCCTCGGAAATAAGGATACATATTAAGACGTCCGTAAATGATTTTTGGTGCGCCTGACAATGAAGATATAGCATTCCATAAATTGTATCTCTTCAACATGGTACGAAAAGATGTTATACTCTCACCAGTAAATACCTTGTTAATGTCTGAATTGTCAGACATCGTGGGGCCTAATGTTTCGGCCACATCTTGCTGAGGGGCTGATGGCTCTTGAGTATTTTGACTTTCCGATACGAGCTTTTCCTCTGATCCAGATTGAGCTTCAAAACCCATTTGTGGTTTACAAACGAAATATTGAAAATGATCATCAGGCACAAAAACCTCAAAATCATCACCCATTGATACGAATACATTAATTTCTATATCATTAGAAACAGTAGAATTAGGTGTAGTCAACTCGTTAACTACATATACACCTATAACTCCATTACCACGTAATGGAGAAGGTGGTGCTGTATAAGCTGTGGTACTATACATAGTAGTTATAGAATCAATACCTGGTTTCGCATGTTCCAACAATGTTTGCGGTTGTCCATTTGCAATCTCAACCGTAAAATCAGTCTTATCCGCAATATCAATAACGGTTAAATAATTAGTATTATATTCATTTGTTGCAAAATAATTGGGATCATATACCACTTTCACCCTACCTTTATGAAAAGCAGAACACACTATTTGAAATCTAAATTTCATAGTGCCTGTCCAATACTTAAAAGGTAGAGCGGCCATAGCGCATGCAGGGAAGTGATATGAGACAGGTGGTCCAGCATTTTGAGCCCATGTACATGGATCTACTCTAGCGTTCCACAACAATGTCTCAGGAGCAGTGCCAATATTCCATGAAAAAGTCGTCAGATAACTTTCCCTTTTAGCAATCTCTCTTATATTAAGCGAATCTACTCCATTTAAGCCCGTGATCCGAGGATCTATAGATAACTCTTGTTTATCATCTACTGTCATTTTAGATGGACCATCGCCGGTATTAGTTAAAGCCAACGACGATGCTGGATAAGGCTTATAAGGCTCCGGGTTCTTAGTAACAGGAGGCCTACAATATCCAAACATTTTAGCTATTGATGCAGTCGTATTAGCTGCCATTTCAGTTGCTTGTGCGAATGGTGCAATATATGGCACCTTAGTTAACGCACTAGCTGCTTTAGCTATGGATGTAGCGGGTCCTGATACTATGCCCTTACTATTGACTTCATCAATCTCTTTTCCTGACTGTGGCAAAATATCATCACATTCAGCAGAGGTTAATACAGACATCTCAACATCTTCTGCCCAAGCAAATACAGATATAGTGACTAAATCTGTGGCCCCATTGGCATGCTTAAGAGAATTTAAACTACGAAAGTACAACTGACCCAATTCGCTCCATTGCGAATTGGGTATGGAACTATAATTATAATAATTATAAAAAGGAAGTACTAACTCACCACCTTGTGATGTAGTAGGATCCAAGAAAATTCTTGGTTGTTGAGAAGCTTGTACCAGATCTTCTCTGACTAGTGCTGCATTTGACGACAATGTGTCGTATAAATCGAATGGAAGATAACTAACCATTGCTCTACCATATTGAAATCCATTGCCATTAATTACTATTTTCACATGTAATTTGGCTCTCATAATGTTGAAGTTTGATAACCTATTTGTTACACGTGGATTTCCAAAATAGAGAGACCAAGGATTGATATCAAAACCAAGAGTGGTAGCTGTTGCCCATTCATGGGTTGCAATCTTAATTGGTCGTGAAAAGAAATTCTGCAAAGTTGCATCGTTAGAATCCTGCAACTTTCTTGTAGGGTCAATAGTTGATTCCACGGAATAGAGATATGGATCAACCTGATCAGAGAATTTTACATTCTCCTGCTTCTGGTCACCAGATATTCGCATTATACGATTGTCATTAGTTGTACCATCTGCACTTTTCTCCATTCCTGACTGGGGCAACAAAGCCCCTCTTCGTGGAAATTTCGAATGTGAACTATCAAAATGAACGTGGCGCCTATAAGATTCTTTATCAAAGGAAATCTTATCTAAAGGCGGATATTCTTTATCGACAATACCATTTTCTTTATGTGTGTTGCAAGTATCAACATTAGGTTGATTGCCAGTGCCAACACCAACACTGCCATTTTCAAATAATTTCATATTTAATTTACATTTACAATTATTACCAATCTATTTATGTACAAACTATCGAGCCGATTAACTCAGATAGAGCAATGTATTTACAATGGGCACGGAGAACCCGTCTCTCGACTCCCCAGTAGGGACCGTTCACATATGCAAAGCCTACAAATATAATATAAAAATACATAAATATAAAAATACAAGTGGTATCCATATACATATATCAATTTTGCTAACCATCAGATTTGAAACTGGGCCGGATTTATAGTCTCCGGAGTGACTCTACTAATATACAAAATGATACAGAACAACCTCGCCTAAAGGCGGGGCTGATCTGCACCATAGGTGGCAACCCAGTCACTAACTCTATCGTTGTAACTGAGTCCCAATCCTGTGCACATATGAGATATGCCAGCACGATTAGCGACTTCTTTCATCAATAATCGTTGTTTCTCATATTTGTCCTCCCCGTGGTTAAACCATTCACGAAGAGCACCATCAATATTGATTGCACAGGCGTGTTCTTCTGTTAGTGGACTATTTTTACCCCTCATAAAACAATGAAGAGATTTGTATATTGATTTATCTAATAGCGCACCCAGATGAACACCAAGTTTCGGATGCCATAC